TAAGCATCCGCCCAATTCGTAGTTCCAGCAGCACCGTTGTAAAAACCTGAATCTATCCGGGCGGGAACTCTTTGACTATTATCACCATTAAAAAATTGAGGATTTGTTTTAAACTCAACACCACTTATACTCTGCGACGACCCATCGTTCATGGAACTTTCAACTCTAATGAAATTGGAAGCAGTTCCCACTGGTGTCTGTACATGAAGCCTCGCCACTGGATCCGTCACCCCGATGCCGACGTCGCCCGCCTGTGTTAAAACTATGTTTCCAGCTCCGGATCTCAACGCAACACCCTCGTATCCAGATAATATGGGAATATCTCCCGAATATTTGTAGCTTTGGTCATTCCATGCGAGATCATCGAACCCGAGACCGCGCCACGGGCTACCGGTGTTGTCATCTGGAGACCCGTCACCAGTGTTATCACCGACACTAGCCACCCATAAACGGTTACTGAATATCCCATTATATTGCGACGTACTATCATTTATGTCTAATGTACAACTCGGATCCGTCTTCCCGATGCCGACGTTGCCAGAAGGGTCAAAACACATAGTCGGTGTATTTGTCACCGCACCGAACGAGGGCCAAAACCCAAATGTATTTGTATTATTATAAAACCCCTGACCAAAGACAGTGTTCCCATTTCGTACAAACGCTAGATGTGCCTTAGAACCGCCATCAGTGGGGTGTCTTACTAAATTCACCATCCCGTAATCACCTTGATCGGTCACGTTATCACCGATATGAACAGTTGGTGCAGATGGGTCACTTGCACTTCCACGTACATCTAACGTCGCACCTGGATCCGTCTTCCCGATGCCGACGCGTCCATTATTTTTGATTACCATTTTTTGGGACATTGTAGCATCAGGGTGGTCACTTCTAACAAAAAAATTTAAATCCCCAGTTGTGTTATTAGATCCATCTATTAAAGAAGCCTTAATAGCAGCATGAAACCCGGCATGACTACCAAACATTACAGCACCACCACTACCAGCAATACCATCATCACTTCTCAACGCGAGGGCGCCGCCCATATTCCCATCTTGGTTAAACGAAGTAAATGATGTCTGCCCCTCACCATGTACCTCCAGCTGACCCGTCGGGTCCGTCGTCCCAATCCCGACCTTATTCCCCACCGAATCCACAAAGAGGGTGTTCGTATCCACCGCCAAGTTTGAGGAAATCTCAACATCTCCTGAAAAGGCTTGGACGTTCGTCGCTACCATTTATAAGTACCGGACAATTTTTTTAGGAGCCTATGGCGCTTCTAAAAAAATTGGGTGTTCTTTAGGAGCCCGGGGCGCTCCTAAAAGGGATTTAGTACCCAGTAGATGTTCCGCCGATAGTCGATACACTTCCAGCTGCGTCGCCTGACACATATTCCACAAAAATGTTATAGTACCCCGTAACATCTAAGTTTGTAGAGGGGGTCAGGGTGACCGTTGTCGTAGTCGCACCAACGGTCGTACTCCAAGGATTTGATGTGGCATCACCGAAAATGGAAAGAGGCCCCTTGGCGATGTTGAGGGTACTCGTTGAGGCACCACCCCTCCGACCACCTGTAACATCTATGAAGAGGGTGCTTATTTCTATATCGGATTCAATGAGTTGGGCTGTGATTTTAGCGGAAAAGGCGTGATCTGAAAACACGATGTTGATATTTGGGGCAGTACCGGTCGTAATAGTACCAGTTTGGGAGTAGGTCTTCTTCGTGACCCCACCAGTATTGGTCACAAGACCCCCTGTGACATAGGCGCGTTCCCCGACATACACATCCTTCGCTATACCGACACCACCAGCTACCTTAAGAGCACCCGTAGTTGATGATGCCGCCTCCGTAATATCCGTGACGTCAACACTTTCGAAAGTTGCGTCGGCGGCGTGTATGCTCTTAACAACCCCGAGACCACCCACAACTTGGAGAGCGCCTGTGGTCGTAGATGAGGCATCTGTGGCGTCCCAAACCTTGGCGACACCCCCAACGTTCAGGTTTTCTTGGGTACTCACACCACCGGCAACCCGAAGGGCACCCGTGGTTGTAGAGTCGGAAGTTGTCACATCTGTCACGTTGACACTATCAGCTTCGACATCTTCAAAGTTTGTGTTTGTGGCGTAGATGTCCCCTGCGACACCTAGACCACCACCTGAAAGAATGAGGGCACCACTGGCTTTCGACGTGGAAGGTGTGGTATCAGTAACAGTGACACTGTCCGCTTCGACATCTTCAAAGTTTGTGTTTGTGGCGTAGATGTCCCCTGCAACACCTAGACCACCACCTGAAAGAATGAGGGCACCACTGGCTTTCGACGTGGAAGGTGTGGCATCGGTGACAGTGACACTGTCCGCTTCGACATCTTCAAAGTTTGTGTTTGTGGCGTAGATGTCCCCTGCAACACCTAGACCACCATTCGAGAGGATGAGGGCACCTGTGGTCTTAGAAGTGGCATTCGTAGCGTTCGTGATGGTCGTGATACCCGCTGGGGTCACCGTAAGTCTCGCATTTGTGCTCAGATTTGTGGCGTGATTGGCGATGTTGAATGTGTCATTGACGGAGTTATCGATACCCACAGAGAAGGCTTCTCCTCCATCGACACTGAATGAAACCACGGGGTCATTCGCAGTATCACCACTCGTTGCGAGGGTGACCCGGGCATGATTATCGACTCCATCGCCACCCACATACACACCACCGACACTCGTCGCCACGACATGAAGTGGTTGTGTAGTTGATACCGTACCCACACCCACATGGGACCCCACATAGACATTTGTGGAGTGGATGTTTGAGGCTACACCTAGACCCCCAGAAACTACGAGAGCCCCTGCTGTCCTTGTTGCGGTGTCCGTCGTACTCTGTACCCTCACATCACCACCAACATCGAGGGAAGCCCCGGGGGAAGCCTCGTTGATACCAACCCTTGAAGTACTCACATCCACAAACAAGTTGGAGGCGGCACCCACGGTGAGATCATTCGCGAGGCTCGTCGTACCCGTGACATCGAGGGTTTCATCTACAGTCAAATTGTGATCTATATTGACATTACCAATTAAGTTTATAAGCATTCGGTGCGTCTCATCCTCGTAGTGGAGAATGTGATCATCTGTGAATGTATTTTGTGTATAGCTAATCGAGAACCTGTGTTCATCTGCGTGATAAATAAGGGCGACGTTGGCGTATTCGAGTGGGTCACCTTCTTGGTGTTCAATTATGAACCCACTATCGAGACCAGATACCGAGTTGTTCGCGGCGACACCGAAAATCCGATCCGAAATCGTCACGGATTCCGAATTGAGAATCGTAGTGTTACCACTGAGAGTGAGGTTACCCAAGAACTCAGCCTCGGCGGCGCTCACGACGTATGTCCCACCAGCTGTGAAATAAATGGGAGACTTTTCCAGGAACCCATCAGTTCCAACCATAGGGATGTGTTTGTTGATGGGGTCTGTGAGACCAATCACTGCAATGTTTGAACCTACTTCGACGTTCCCAGTTGTCACGAGACCTGTGGTCACATTTGTGAATTGAATCGTATTTGAAGTCGTGTTTCCAGTATCCGTAACTTGTTGGAGGGTTTGAAGTTGGGTCAAGAGGTTTGAGGGTTCAATCTTTTTGAAATCATTATTCGCATCATTGACATAGACCCAGTTAATGGCAGTTTCATCCAGAACAATTTGGGCGTTAGGAATATCGTTGGCACGACCAATACCTGTGACGAAGATAGTGCCATTCGTTTCGCCAACTTTAACTACCACTCCCACATTTTGAATACTATCTGGAACTGTGTCGGTATAGAATGGTTTCACATTTGACAACCCACCTGCGACGACATTACTCACATAGACAGTTTCACCTTCTATGAAACCCAGTGTATTTACACTTTGTGCTCTACCATATGCCACAGCGATACCCTGACCACCTTGTGTGATAGTAGCATCATTTACTATACCAATTGCGGGCATCGTAGATGGACTATCAGCTCTCGCAAGTCCAACATTTACAACGTTTTGATTATGGGCACCCGTCACATATACCGCATCACCTCTTGAAAGGTCGGTACCAGCGTCATTACGAATACGTATATATGTGTGCATTGGGTACTCATTTATCCAATCTGTCCCGTCATACACGAGTAATTGGTCGGCAACTTGTGCGTTTAAGTTTACATTATAGAGTTGGTCGACTTTCACCTCGACATTTGCGGTGAGATCTGTGATGAGGGCTGTCGTAGGATCGTCGAGTTTGAGTGTATTGGTAACGTAAGCATTACCAACAACGTGCAACTCTGCATCCGGGTATTTGGTGTTTATACCGATGTGATCAGCCTCTACATCCACGTGGAAAGTGTCTGTATCGACAGTCAGATTTGAAGACGCATATACATTACCCACCACGTGCAACTCTGCATCCGGGTATTTGGTGTTTATACCGATGTGATCAGCCTCTACATCCACGTGGAAAGTGTCTGTATCGACAGTCAAATTTGAAGACGCATATACATTACCAACAACGTGGAGCTCTGCATCCGGGTATTTGGTGTTTATACCCACGTGATCAGCCTCAACATCCACGTGGAAAGTGTCCAAATCAACGGTCAAGTTTGAAGACGCATATACATTACCCACGACATGTAACTCAGCGTCGGGATATTTGGTGTTTATACCCACATGGTCGGCTTCGACATCCACATGGAAAGTGTCCAAATCAACGGTCAAATTTGAAGACGCATATACATTGCCAACGACATGTAACTCAGCGTCGGGGTATTTGGTGTTTATACCCACATGGTCAGCTTCGACATCCACATGAAAAGTATCCAAATCAACGGTCAAGTTGGAGGAAGCATATACATTACCCACAACATGGAGTTCTGCGTCGGGGTATTTGGTATTGATACCCACATGGTCAGCCTCCACATCTACATGGAAGGTATCCAAATCGACCGTCAAGTTCGAAGAGGCATACACGTTACCAACGACATGTAGTTCTGCGTCGGGGTATTTGGTGTTTATGCCCACATGGTCGGCTTCGACATCCACGTGGAAAGTATCCAAATCAACGGTCAAGTTGGAGGAAGCATATACATTACCCACGACGTGGAGTTCAGCGTCGGGATATTTAGTGTTTATACCAATGTGATCAGCCTCAACATCTACGTGGAAAGTATCCAAATCAATGGTCAAGTTGGAGGAAGCATACACGTTACCAACGACATGGAGTTCGGCATCGGGGTATTTAGTGTTTATACCCACATGATCAGCCTCAACATCTATGTGGAAAGTGTCATCATCAACCGTAAGGTTTGAGGAAGCATACACGTTACCAACGACATGGAGTTCGGCATCGGGGTATTTAGTGTTTATACCCACATGATCAGCCTCAACATCTACATGGAAAGTATCCAAATCAACGGTCAAGTTTGAAGACGCATACACGTTACCCACAACGTGCAACTCTGCGTCGGGGTATTTAGTATTAATACCCACGTGATCAGCCTCGACATCTACGTGGAAAGTGTCTGTATCCACAGTCAGATTTGAAGACGAATAGACATTACCCACAACATGCAACTCTGCATCTGGTAAAACAGTGTTTATACCAATTTTGTTGTTTGTAGAATCTACGCGAAGTACATCAGTATCTACTGTGAGATCACCTGTGATGCTTGTATTACCCGTGACAACCAAAACATTCGAACCATATTCATCAACATACAAATTTGAACCCACATCTAGAGTGTGCTCAGGACTTGTATTTATGATACCAACATTGGATTCAGTAAATACACGACCATACACATGTACATCTAGGGTCTCTGAGGTTAGTGGGGTGATGGTGTTACTTTCTGCGCTACTTTCGGTATAAGCAAGTACGAGTTCATCCGATCCTTCCCTAAATCCAACGGTTACGTTGGATTCGGGTCGAGTCATAATAAGACCAAGATCTAGAGTTGTGTCCTCAGATGTATTGTTTAAACCCAATTCAATAATAGCATCCTTAACTTTGAGGTTTTCAGTTGTGATTGTTGTCAAACCACCGGTTACAACGAGGTTACCATCGATAGAAACACCACCAGAAACTACAAGAACATTAGCACCCAAATCATCGACGTAAAGATTGGAACCAACATCTAAAGTGTGACCAGCGATAGTATTGGCTACACCAACATTTCCAAAGGTGACAAAACTCACTTCGGGATTTATAAATTGAACAACATTGGATGTGGTATTACCACGGTCAGTGGTAACCTGGAACGTTTGACCACCAAGAAGTGCGTTCGCGCTTTCACCTGATTCAGATAATTCTCCTGTGGTTCGATTGTACATCATTAACACGATGTTTTCGTCTCTAAAATCAGGTCTAAACCTAACAGGTGACATATAAATACTACCACTGTTCGGTGTAGTTACCAGAGTGTTACTGGCATTAAAAACGATCGTATTTTCAGCCTGAACATCCGAGTCAGGCACGTTCTTACCAAACCTAATCTTGGTAGACCGCTCAATTGTCGGTATATTCTTGACCATTTACTATAACATTGCATTTTAATTTGCGTACAGGAGCCCAGCCATACCATTCTCGATACGAAGGATGTTGTAATTGACTGCATAAATTGGGTCATTGATAGGCATAGTTTCACTCATGATTTTGGCGGATGTGAGGCGACTGAAGTTTAGAGTGCCTGTGGGTTGAAGAGAACTTGTAGAGAGGCAGAAACAATACAAAAAGAAATCTGGAGATGTCACAAAGTTTGTGTGATAATAATTCATGACATCGATGAAATGTGGTTTCCCCCATCTGTAATTACTCACATCGAGACCATTGATATTCAACTTAACTTTGTTGGTGGGTGACGTGAGAGCACCATCGGTGGTTGTGTCCGAAGAGGCGAGATACTTCACGGGATGGTTAAATGTAAGATCCTGAACGATCGCATTTGTTGGTACATTCTTTTGTACTTGGGTGATGAGAAGATCGTGGCGACGAGAAGCGATATTGCCACGTTCCTCATTATCGAGATAGTAGTAGTTAGCGTAACACTCTACATTATAGTTGGCGGCGGCTGTTGCCCAATGAATACGAATCTCGACGTTATGATAATTGAGTGCGACGAGGGGGAGGGCACATTGGGGTCCTTCACAAAAGAAAAAGCGCAGGGGATAGAAATACGATCGCGCGCTCACACCGGGGTGTGTTCCGTTAGCACTCTTGGAAACATTTTGGGCGAACGTATCAATAGCAATTTTCTCTGTGAAAATGGCATCTTGGCTATCGACGAGGGATCCGCCAATATAGAGTTCCACCTTGTCAATAATAGTGTCCCAACGCTGTATATCAAGGGCTTGTGCTGTATCATCGATGGTAAAATAGACATACCCTAGAAGATCGCCAGTTCGTTCGAATTGAACACTGGACATTGAATTGTTTTTCACAGGTCCATGGATGGTTTGTTTTTCGATGGACTGTGAAAAATTAGCATGTCTTTTGAATGTTGAACTAAAGAAAGAAATTTCGGGATCACCCACGATATATTCATCCTGGGCACCGATAGCAATCAATTGAACAATACCAGCAGACATGGTATACTAATTTAAGCTAAGAAAATTACAAATTAGGTTTTCTACACACGAACCGAATAACTAAAAAGTTATTGGCATTTGAATCGGAATTTTTAATTGTGTTCCCGTTTTGATCACGAATAGTCACCGTCATGCGATCTAGGCGGCGAATGGGGTCGATGTATTGAGTCACGATTGGATATTCATCCTTAAAAATTGTGGTTGCAGTACCATCAGAAATAACACTCGCGAAAGATCCACGAACAACACTGAGAGATGACTGACCTTCATAAACATTAGAAGCTCGATCATTAAAGATTGTATCCAATTCCTTAATGGAAATATAGGAGTGCTCCGTAGAAACATTGGAATTAATACGAGCACTGACAAGACGAGCTTGGACTATGTTTTTCAGGGGCTGCTGAAGATGACACGTAAAAGTGTTCGCACTGTCTTGACCAATGGAATCAATTGTTACAGTGTGATACTCGTAGTTGAGGTCTGGAATAGTCTCCGTCGGCGAAGTGATGAGAGCCATTTATATTAGCTTAGATTAAAGATCCACCGATTCCATCCGAAATTTCGTACGACGCGAGATCCGAAACGAGCTTTTGAGCACCACAGAGACCACCTGGGGTCAGGGACTTGGTATAAGCGCTACCCTCCTTGCGACCAGGGGTGCACTCAACCTTATTCTCCAGGTCGAAGATGGAACCGGTGGACAGGGCCTTCACCGTGATTGGCCTGGGTTGGTACATGCTGGTATCACGGAACATTTTGAGAGCCACGATGATGAAAAACAACACTCCGATCGAAGTGAGAGCATTACGGTTCGCCTTGTTGAGATTGAACATTTACTATGTACATATATTTTTTATAAAGCGCGTTAAAGATATTTTTTTTAGTTTCTACATAGAGAGTAGATGGACGAGGAAATCGTACTCGATCGTGGAAACACAACTGTGATGAAATTAGACGCCGACGAACAGGCCCTTATGGATGAGATTGAAATTTCTGCTCCTCGTCCCAAACCTGTGCCACGCCCTGTACAGCACATGCACCGCCCAGCCCCCCAGCAGCACCAAGAGGCGATGGATGCTTTCGTGAATCCCAATAAACAGACTGCACCTTCTCAACCCCAGCAAGATGAGGAGATTGATTATGGAGAGGATGAACCTACATTTTATGATGATGAACCCATGGGTCCTGGTCCCCAGGAAGAGCAACCATCCAAGGGATACACATCCGTAGATGAGGAGAAGGCTGACCTCATTAACAAACTTGGACGCCTCGAGAAAAAGGGGTTCGCTGTGAATAAACGGCTCACCGCATACTCGAACATTGATGAGCTTCGTTCCGAGGTGAAGCGTATTACGTACAGTATAGATGTAGAACAATCGGTTCGTTTCTCTAGGCGAATGCTCGTGGCGTGTGTGACTGGTCTGGAGTTTCTCAACAAGAGGTACAACCCCTTTGAGATTCAGTTGGAGGGTTGGTCTGAATCCGTGATGGAGAATGTTGATGACTATGATGGTGTCTTTGAGGAGTTGTACGTGAAGTACCGCTCGAAGGTCAGTGTCGCTCCCGAGGTGAAGCTCATCATGATGTTGGGTGGTTCTGCTATGATGTTCCACCTCACGAACAGCATGTTCAAGTCGGTCATGCCTAACATGAACGATGTGATGAAACAGAACCCCGATCTCGTCAAGAATATGATGGCGGCTGTTCAGAATACAACCCGTGCCCCTGGTGGTCCCGCTACTGAGGCACCAGTTGGAGGTACGAACAATGGTCAATATGAGATGCAAGGCCCTGGTCTAGACATTTCGAGTCTCATGGGTGGGATCATGATGCCTCCCCCACCCCCAATGAACACTACGATGGGTGGGGGTGCCCAGGAAAGTGTCATAGATGATGATGATATGTCCGACATTGTATCAATTTCGGGTGAATCCACTGGTGGTGAAGTGAAGGAAGTGAATGTAAGTGGTTCCGCTAAACCCAAGCGAACCAGGCGGAAGAAGAAGACGGAAATTAATCTCTAAATACTATATAAATGATAGCGTATTGTCCGCTAGAGGAATTGGAACCTCCTGTCAGGCAGCCAGAACCTGTCGTGAAATCCAAAACTGTTGAGGTAAAGCCAGAAATAGGTCGCGAAGAAACTGAGTTGAATTACGTCATCATGGCTTTCATTGCCGGCGTTGTTTTACTCGCCGTCTCTGATTCCATCAGGGCGTAAATGTGTGTATTAAATCTACCGCGGGGTCTCACCCCTCGTAGTAAATTTAGTAGTTGAAATCGTTTTTGATGACGATTGAGTTTGTCGTGTCTGGATTATTTTGACCCAGTGCAGTGTTTGTTCTTATAGCTTCGAATGCACCATTCCGCGAAGACATGAGCTCCACAGAAACATCATAGAAGAATGTTATACCGGATGCAATTGATTCTGAATTGGGTCTAAGTATGATACCCGTTTTACCGGTCGTAACCGTAGGACTCCATGGAAACGAGTTTGTACCACCAAAGAGGTTTTTCGTGCCTACGGCTATATCAACAGATGAGGTACTTCCATCATGGGTTCCTCCTTGAACTTCGAGAATTAGGGTACTCATGTTACTGTATCCGGATCCAAACGCTGTATCCACGCGTCTAAAGATGGCTACAATTTTTGCGTAGAATGACCCCGTACCGAAAACAAGCTGCACATCACTCGATTGACCAGCTGTTCTCGAAAACGCGTGTGCATATTTTTTAGATGCAAATGTATCAGAGTTTGTGATGAAGCCACCACCAACCTGAAGTTGTGTATTGGACGTCTCACCACCGAGACCAATCGCGACAGCATCACCAAGATCGATGTTTCCACCAACAGCAAGATCGCCAGATACATTGATATTACTCTGAACAAATGTATGTGTGGAATCTGGATTTATATACACATTCCCCGTCGTATCCGAAAGAATGTTTGACGTACCACCAGATGTCTTGAATTCAACGACTGCTGCAGTTGATGTATTTTCGATGCGTGCAACTCCATTGTATAGATGAAACTTTTTGAGTGGATTTACAGTCCCTATACCCACATTACTCGTATGGGTGATATGAATAGTATCAGATTCTGCAGAGTCATATTCTGCCCCAATTGTTATACCGGATGATGAATATGTGGAGTTTCTATACCCCCTTACATACCCACCAAACCCTGCATCCGTGTAAAGAAGGATACCAGTTTTTTTGTTGGTACCTGGACTCTCAAGTCTGAGCATGTCCAAATCGGTTGTTCTCGAATCATACACATGTACATTAGATCTAACAGTGGATGTTCCTATACCCAACCGTCCAGCCGTGTCAAAACGCGCAAACTCTATATCATCAATTAACGGATCTGTATCATCTTCATGGGTAAATGTAATGGGGCGACGCACACTTCCGTTCAATATACTCCTAATGATATTTCTCGAACTTCCACCCGACGTAGTCAAGAAATCAAAACCTGTCAATTTGAATGTACCTGTACCGGCGAATTCGACATCACCCTTTACGATGAGTTTTGTATTCGTACGTGCAGCTGCCGCTGCCGCATCATCTCTGTTACCACCTATGACTACTGTACCTAAATCCGTAATACATAAAGGTACATCACCTAGACTCTCACCGACTGCTCCGTCGAGAATATCATCTAGTGTTTGATCGGCTGAACTATACGTATCGAAAACATGTTCAGCCGCGATATGTCTAATTCTTGACGGTCCCGTATTTACCGAACCAAGTTTGTTACCTTTGTAAAATAGAAGTTCATTCCTATTGAAATCACCAGTCGCGTCAAAATTTCTTTCAATGAATATCGTGTTACCAAATTCATCACCTGGAAGACCCCCAAAGGTGATTTGATGTCCTAGAACAACATTTCCATATACCTCCAACTCACCGCGAGGTGCATCTGTACCTATACCTATGTTCCGTGATGTACCCTCTATGAATAAAGCTGTTGCGGCTGGTTCTGAAACCTTTTCATAATCCTCTGTAATCCTGAAATCACTTGACTCACCTGTAACACCCACAGACCACCCAGTTAGAGCTGTATCGTTATCACTTTGAACGTACGATGTGAATGCGTTACCACTGGCTATGTCCGTTTGCATGGCTACGATAGCATCACCCAAAGTGTGGTTATGTACCAAGATACCATTACCTTCTCCTTCGTTACCAACTGGATTTCCTATACCGGTAGCATACACTTCGAGGTGTGCAGACGGTTGAGTCGTACCGATACCCACACGTCCATCCGCGCGTAAAGTCAGAACCTCGGTTTCATCTGTGTAGCGGTCATCTGCGAGGTAAATATCGAGTTTGGATTTGGATTTCCCAACTGTGTTATCGAACTTTCCCATCTTGAACGTGGCTCGCACACCATCACGATCCGCATTACCTTCACGACTGAGATGCATCACGTCGGCGACATCAGTACTTCCACCGACAATTGCTGTGACGTTAGAGACTGTCATGGGAGCTGAACGGTGGTTAAACGCGTTTCGATATTGAATTGGTGTGTTGATAAAAACGGAGCCACCAGTTGTATGAAGACGAGTTTGGGGTGTCGCCGTCCCAATACCCACGTTACTTGTCTCGAGGATCGTCATTTTGGGGTTACCCATCGTTGAAGTTTGGCTCACATAGAAGTTGAGACCCTTCCCAGCTGCCACGATGTTCTCCACCTTGTTTTCACCCACATTGGGATTCGAATACATACGCATCCCCTTCGAACCCCATGTGTTTCCATACACCACCGCGTTACTCCCTGTCACATGAACATTTCCGGACACTGTGAGAGCTTCAGAAGGGTTCGTATTGGCTATACCGACTTTACCCGTGGAAGTGACGCGCATCCTCTCTGTGTTCTTTGTCGCGAACCTGATATTTTGATGTGTATTGGATGTACTCGCACCGAATATTTCAATGGAGCTCACGTTGGATGCAGTTGGACCAGATCTGAGGACGAGTGCATTCGACGTACTATCCGAGCCAGTTTGATCCGCATGAATGAGGATGTTTGAACTGTATGCCACGACACGAGTTTCTAAATTTGTAGTCACCGTGTTTCCCAAAATGGTCAAAGTATTTGAATTTACAATATTTGCAAAAACTTTAGCACCCACAGAGAGTGTATCAGTTGGAGAACTGTTAGAAATACCAGCGGGGTGTGCCCCAGTCGTACGAAACGAAAACATCTGGACGTTCGCCGCCATGATGATGGGGGGTTCGGCACTTGCATCGATCTGAAGCAATTCGTTCGTACTCACAAGACCTCCATCACCCAAATTGAGTTGCTCTATGTACACGTTACCTGTCGCATGCATAACATTGGATCCTGTATCATCAAAAAACACGTTAGAACCTATGCAGAGTGTGTGTGTAGGTGTGATGTTGGCGACACCCACGTTACTTTCCGTATATAATTTACCATACACATGAACATTCACGGAGTTTGAATCTAGTGGAATTTGTTGCGCTGTTTCGATACCACCGATATCGTAGCCACTTCCAAATGTTTTGGAAAATATAAACTCTGTGTTTGCTGTCGAATATCCTATAACTAAATTGGATTCAATTCCTGGGTTATCGGTCATGATGAGACCATTATCGTACGTACCACCCGGAACACCATCTGCCATCTGAATGATAGCGTTGGATACGACAAGGTTGTTACTATTTTTGTATGTCAAATCATCAGTAATACTGACGTTACCAGATACAACGACATCACCAATTATGTTTAAACTTCCATTATCTATGACGACGTTTCCATTTTGAAATCGAGCAATGTCAGTTCCTACACTAACTTGCGGTCCCACGGTAAGTTTTGTACCTACTGTCAGATTCGTGGAGTGTGTATTTCCCGTGATTTTCAGAACATTCGAAGCAGCACTATCAACAAAAAATTTGTTATTTTCAGTTCTAAGAATGTTTGAAGTTGTTACATTTGTTGAAAACGTATTACCAGTAATTTTCAATAACTGTGGTGCTTGTCTGTTTATCACAACATCGTTAATGCCGACTTGAAAATCATTAACGGGATTTATAATCCCGATACCAACCTGTGTTGCAGTCATACGGAATATATTCGTAAAAGCCGATAGTTCCATATCACCTGTAGCGGTCAGAGAGCCTGACATATTCAGATTGGATACTGTGATTTCATCTGCTGTAATCTCACCAGCATCGATACTCGCGACACCTGAAATAATATCTTCTTCTCTGGGTGCAGCATCTAAACTACTGACATAAATTTGGCCAGCCGTGACGAGAATGCCATCCGCTTGTGTCGCCATATACTTTAATTACCGAATAAAATTCCAGCTAAACCATCCTTGATCCTGAGTACATTATAATTGACTGCATATACGTACATGTACTGTTTATTCACCGCTTCGACACCTCTGATGACAAGTTTGGCATTATCGAGGCGACTAAAGTTGCATGACCCAGATGGGTTATAGTCTGACGCGTTCAGACAGAAATGATAGGCATAGTATCGAGTATAGGTGGGTGAGTGTGTGGGTGCATTAAAATAGGTTCTACCATATGTAGATTTGTAATAATTTTGCACTGTGTGAAAATAAACTGGACTCATATTTTCAAATAAAGATGTGCCATTGATATATAAATCCGTACTTACAAAAGTAAAACGATCTGCGGCTGGATTAATTTGTCTCGTACCAAAACCAAAGAAAAGTGATTTGACTGGGTGATTAAAGGATGAAATATCTAGGGTATTATACCCACCTGACTGTGTGGTATTATCAGTGACCGAACTGAGTGGAAATTCAACCCTTTGAGTTTGGGTGATGACAAAATCCATAGAACGTTTCACGAGTGCTTCTCGCTCCTCTTTATCAAGGAATATGTAGTTTCCGTACATGTTGGCTTTCTTTTCGGATTCTGGAATATTTGTCAGATTGGTTTCATCGAAATTGATTCGTATTTCGACTTGATGATTTTGAAGTGCCACAAGGGGTAGAAAAGCTTTGTGATCACAGAAGAAAAAATGAAGAGGGACGAATTGTTTATTCGAGAGAGACGCTTTGTTGTTCAATTCTTGGGACTTATTGTATGTATCAGCTAGATAGTTTGGCCAGATTTCGCTGTAGTAATCGAAGTGTTGAGAATCTACTTTTTGACCCCCTATAAAGAGATCGATTGTGGAATTGTAAAACAAATTTGATGCAATATTATCAGTACTGTTACTATCCGATTCAAACCAAAGACCGTTAATCACATCACCCAAAACTGGAATTGTTATAGAGGTATCTTTATCACTAATGGTTTTGATGTATTTGGGAGCTTGGGAAAAGTTAGTGTGTCGCATGAATTTTGTACGGAAGAATGAATGTCCTTCATCACTTGTGAGATATACATCCTGAACACCCTTCGAGACGAGTTGTATTAATGCACCAGACATTTAATAGATATTCAGATTATAAAAACTGAAATTTTCCTGGGGTTAAGTTTGTTTTAAAGAAATGTTGAGTCATTTTATAAATGAAAGGCCAACCTGAAAATAAAATTTGTTCGAAATGCAAACTGCTTAAATTGAGTCATAAATTTCATATTAAGAAAGCGTCTAAGGACGGACTTCAGTCGAAATGTAAAGAATGCTGTGGAATATATCTCAAGGAAAATAGACAAGAATTATTAAATCGAATGGCAAAGTATTATACAACACATCGAGAAGAAAGAATAGCTAAACAAGTAGATTACTATGTAAAAAATACGAATAAAATAAAGGAATATTATAGAAAAAATAGAAAGCAAAGGACAGAATACATCCGGAATCGTCGCCAAACGGATGAAGCATTTCGACTATTAAATAATATCCGTAGTCGGTTATTTAAAGTGTTAAACGGAACACGAAAATCAATAACTACAATAGAACTCACTGGTATGGAATCGGGTGAAGCCCTGCTGAAGTACCTATACCAAAAAAGTCCGCGGTTTAAGGATGTGTCATTAAAAGATTTACATATTGATCATATCATTCCATGTTCAGTATTCGACCTGACAATCCCTGAACATCAACGTGCTTGTTTTCATTATACAAATCTACAATTACTCACACCAAAAGAGAATTTAACAAAGAGTGATAAGCTTCCTCTAGATTTTGATTTAGAGACTCATTTAAAAAGACACTTTCCCTGAGGGAAGTCATTCTTCTTTTCTTCCACAACTTTCCCATGAATTTTAAAACCACCTTGTCTATATACTTTCATTCTTTTGTAATACATTGCCGTGAATACAGACCATGGATCATTTATATCATAAATATGTGGATCATTCTTCTTTCCTTTTGTTTCTCTCATAATTCTCCCAATACTTTGGGTGATGTCTGACTTGGGTGAAGCTAAGATAACTGTGTCAAGTGTGGGAATATCCAGACCTTCGTGGGCTTGACTGAACGTTGCGAAGATGATCTTTTTTTTGGAAGATTCCTGAAGTTGTGCTTCCTTCATCCCACCCATGTAAAGTCCTGAAGTTTTGGGAAAACATTGATGAAGGAGTTCGCAATGGTTACGACGATCGCTGAGTACAAGAAGTTGTCTCGTTCCGGCTGAAGCCTTTTTAACAAGTTCCACTAACATCTTATTTCTTTGGCGATCTTCGACCAACTCCGTAATCATGTTGGGCATTGATATCTTTCCATTTCGCATAGAAGGTGGTGGATTTCTATAGTTTGGTGAATTGAATGTAATGGTAAATACTTCAACTTGTTCCTGATTTTTCCTCTCAACTGCGAAAAAGGTGGGACCCATGAACCAGTGAAGTACTTTGGTGAGTCCATCTTTCCTTTCAGGAGTTGCTGAAAGTCCGAAGATGTGTCGAGGACACATCTTGAAGAGACTCTGACTGAACACCTTCGCACAAATATGATGCGCTTCATCTACAATGAGTGTCCCCACACTATCAAAATCTGTGAATGAATACTCCTTAAGCGAAAGGGATTGAAGCATGGCAATCACAAAGTCACAATTGACCTCCTTCTTATCCTGTTGAACAACCCCAATCGTGGCACCCGGACAAAACTGTTGGATACGCTCACGCCACTGATCAGCCAGAAATTGTTTATGGACGACAATCATTGTTCTGTATCCCAACTTGCACGCTATAGCCAGGGATACCGTCGTCTTCCCATAGCCACATGGTAGAGAAAGGACACCATGACCTGCTTGAATTGCTGCTGCGAGTGCTTCGTTTTGGTGTGTAGCGTCTCTGAGTTGTCCGACAAACTTTGTCTTAATTCGTATGGGCTCTGGTCGTTTGTCTTCCTTGGGATCTCCAAGTTTAGTAGTTCCGTAGAATCTTGGAACGCACACTCCATTCTTAGTTGGTCTGAAAACTTTGAAAGGTGGTGGAGGAAATCCAAAGTCCCCATTGACGATAGGTCTTACCGTAAGATCCTTTTTAATTTCTTGTATCGGTCCCTCACTCACTAGGTATCCAGTTCGAGTGAGCATACTTATTTAAAGAGGAAAAACTTTAAATGAGTACAAAGATGCCTGTCGTCGACGTTGAAGAGAACATTAAGAAGCTCCAGATGAACATTGAGCAGATGACCCAGGAGGTGTTTCGACTCCAGGGTATGCTTCAGACCTTCCAGGGTTTCAAGAAGGGTGGTCTCACTCAGATTGATCTCCCCGGCGACCCCAATCAACCCGCGGAGGCTCCCATTGAGGAGCTCGAGAGTACCCAAGAGAAGCCCGAATGATTTCCAACGTTCCACACACCTTTAAAATCCACTGTAACTTCCACTTCATCCCCCTTTATAAGAGACTGCACCGGTCGCCCTTTGACTTCGCACATCACTCTCCTATAACGGAATGGAACTTTGACAGTGAGGACATCACCATCCAGTGGATTATCTACGTTTGAATTGAGGAGGAGCTGCATCCTCGATGTGTGCATTCGTTCTATAATTTCCGAAACCTTTGTGGGGATTATAAAACGGATATACTTTTTAGAGTTAAAATCGTACATGGGTTCATAAACTTTAGCTACGAACTTCATTGATTTATATTACGATATACTAGAATTAAAACTATAAGTAGCACCACGGCCACCAGTAGAGCTTGTGAAAGAAGAATGGGTTGAAGAGGCTCTCTCGTATCAAATTGTTGATGACTGAGGGCTCTGGACACTTCTACTGCTGCTTCAATACTCGAATAGGGTGTATTCCTAGGGGACATCATACCACATATTGCCACCTTTGAACATTTCCCAAAGAAGGGGAGCTGTCCATGGAGACTAAGAACACCCGAAGATTGTGAAAAGTCCCACGTGTTATTATTCCACTCGGCACCCCACCCAATGCGTATTTCCCTAGGCTCAGAAAGTTCGAGTTGTTTGAGCACTTCAGTTTTTACTGTGTCGGGGTCTGATCCGAGAATTTCTTCGGTGAGATGACAGATTACACATGAAACAGTCTTCCCATCTGAAAGAACTTTGGGTTGGAGATTCCATTTGGTAGTTGCGGCTATTTCGAGATCTGATTTTAGTTCAACTCGATCATCATAGTCCAGTAAGACATTGATAGCTCCGTATGTACTTTCTCGAACTTTTTTGTCTCCATCCTCACCCCAGTTATCCCCTAATAATTTGAGAGCTGGACTATTGTCTAGACATAAAAACATCATTCCATCTTCTATAGTTTTTCCATCTGAAAATTTAGCTATATACGTATCATCTCCATATGCAATGCTTTGGAGTTCTGTATTGAAAACAAAATTCCCACCAGCTTCCATGACTGCATTTTCCATCGCATCACACATGATCTTCCCGGAAACTCGTTGTGTGTAAGGTTTTGAGAGACCAACATGATCTAAATTTTTTACAAATTCGTAGGCTGTCATGACGTCCCAAGTGACACCATCCATTATGAGGGGTAAATGTTCAACAACTTTTTGACCATCTTCAGTCAAGGTTCCCACACTTTCTTTGAGAGATATCGATTTATGTTTTTCGGGTTGAGCCAAAACCCTAACAAAGAGGGAAACCAACGCCCCATAATCTTTCAGTGTGAGGGAACGCAACACAAAACCAATGTGCTCCCCGTTCCCGGTACTCTGAAACATAGTGTCCCAAGAAATTCCCATTTCACTAAAAAGGGAACGTGTATTGACAAACGCGCGATCAAACACGATTCGGTGTGCATGAAGATCTCTCACTTCATCATCGGGTTCCCACCATGATCCACCTGCCGACATTTTTCTATCATAAAGGGTTACTTCGTGATCACCTGTCCTGAGTAATTCCCATGCGAGAGACATCCCTGTGGGTCCGGCTCCAACGATATGAATCTTCATTCTACTTTTAGGGGATATATAATTTTTCGTGCATCGTCGTATAAAATGCCACAAGTATCATAGTGACCCACATCTGTATAGTCATAAACATACGACCCTTAAATAAGAGAAATAGAGTGAGAAGTATATGCATTGGAATTGGCTTTTCTGGTCCATACTTCATGTGAAATCCGGTAGTCGCAGCGATGGTTAGAATGAGAGCACTCACGAAAGAAGATTGGGAAGGTTGGAGTAAAAACCACGAAATGAAAAGAAGGGCAACATACGAAATAAAGATGGAACGTCTTCCGAGTTCCTCTTTACTATCGACTATAGCCAATTTTTCACCTTTTAGTAATTTGGATTCCCAGTGAGGACCTAAAATAAGATATGAACAGTACAAAAGTAAGAATACCCACCACATTTATTATATGAAGCCAGTTTTTTTTCGCTCCTCAGGAGTTTTGAATGCATACATGATACTCAAGAAGATTAATGTGGAGAAAAGGGCGTACTCAAAGTCGCGGGTGGCACTAAAGGCGATGAGCATGAGGGATGTGAAGCGGAACGCTTTATTTTCAAAAAGTGTCATGAGGCGCTCAGGTACCTTGAATGCATTTCCCGAGAAAAGACCCTGGTACAAAATAATAAGGGAGAATAACATTGGTTGGGTACGTATGAAGACTTCAGCTGGACCTGTGACGGGACTGAAAAGATTGGCAACTTTTACCATTTTAATAACTTAAGAAAATAAAAACCTCCACAGAAAGTAGAATGTTATGTGTTGCTCAACATGTACCAGTTAGAGTTCCTAACCGAAAGCTGAAAACATGGAAGTTTGCTGCTAAGTTTCTTTGGAAAAATGCCACTGTACAAAACAAGGCGGAACTTGGTCGTTGGACGAAGGAGGAACTCCTCGAACTTGGACCAACCTTTGTAAAATTAGGTCAAATCGCTTCGACGAGGGGTGATCTCTATCCTCCCGAATTTACAAAAGAATTGGAATCACTCCAAGATGACGTCCCTCCCGTGGAATTCGATACCAGTGTAAATTACGACATTTTCAAAGAATTTGACCCTGTACCATTTAAATCTGCGAGTATTGGCCAAGTCCATATGGCTGTGCTCCAAAACGGTCAAAAAGTTGTTGTAAAATTGAAGCGTCCAGGAATCCTCGATATCATGAAAGAGGATACTGATACCATACGTAACATCGTACATTTCCTCGAGCGCGTAGGTATTGACACTGGGAATAGTTCTGGATATGTTCTTGATGAATCTATCGAGTACCTCTTGGGTGAAGCCGACTATCAACAGGAGATTGATAACGCCATTGAGTTTAGGAAAAGTATGAGGGATGTGGAATGGGTCAAGGTTCCAAAGGTGTACAGGAAATATTCCAACGATGAGATGATCGTCATGGAATACGTTCCATCTACAAAACTCACAGAGATTACGGACCGGAAAGTAAATAAAAAGAAGATCTGTGAGGCTCTCATCAATTCCTATGTCATCCAAACAATGGACAATGGCCTCTTCCACGCCGATCCACACCCAGGGAACTTGGGATTTTCATCTAGGGGTAAGCTTGTATTTTATGATTTTGGGTTGCTTGTACGTTTGTCTGAAGAATTGAGAGATGGGTTTAAGAAGTTATTTGGGTATATCATCACGAGGGATACCGCGGGGATTGTCGCTGTTCTCATTGAATTGGGTGTCATTGTTCCCACAACATCTGATGTCTCTGATATTGAACTGTTTTTTGAGACCATCTTGGGTTACCTAGAGACCCTCGATGGTTCAGGTATCATGAATGATGATCTCGCTGTCCAGCTCGCTGCTGAGAAACCCTTTGTTGTACCAACAAGTTTTGTATATTTAGCAAAATCCTTCTCCATCATAGAAGGTATCTGTCTCCAACTTGATCCAGAGTTTAACTATTTCACATACCTCGAACCTATGATCCAACAACAGTTCATAGAATCCTTCGACGTGAATGATGTATTCAAGAGAACTTCGGAAATCCCTGCAAAGATTGGAAAGATAAGTTCGACAGTCATGGGTCTAGAGAAATCCAGATCTGCTATGAAGCGGTCGATGATTAAGACACAAAGGGAGATTAGGGTCGTCCAGTACAGCGTGGTTTGCGCTCTACTGGCAGAGAGGTTTGGGGATACACCCCTGGCGATGGTTTTTGTCTTGAGTACGTTGTGGTTTACTTTTCGTAAAAGTCGATAGACTTCTTAGCAACTTTCTTTTCGGGCTTCACCTTTTCAAAGAGTTTCTTGTGTTCCTCGAAAACTTCCTTTACACGATTGGTCTCATCCTTGGCAATATCAGAGAGTTTATCCTTGATTCTGTCAACGTCACCCTGGCGCTGTTTCTGAACTTTCTTACCGAGCTTCTTGAAACCTTTATTTTTGTTGTTAGCGGCGAATACTGTGGCTGTGCTTGTAATGGCGAACATTTACTTTGTAATGACATTTAAATTTTTAAGTTTCTTCAGTCTCGCGACACGTCTGGGCTGACGTTCTTCTTCCATCTTCGCTGCTGCTGTATCTTTATAGTCAAGTGCTGGTGGTTCTTTCTTCTTGGGGTGTTCAATCACCTGAACGTACCCCAATTTACGGGCAAGCACGGGACGTCGGGACACTTCGAACTGACACAGGGTCGGGTTTGGGTGGATAGCGCACATATTGTTCATCTTGTAAGGTACTCATTCTGGGGATTTTATTTTTAAACGTTTCAATTTTTCCTTAAATTCTCTAAGCTCTCCGGGGGACTCAATCTGTTTTCCACCAGCGATAGCCTCAATCTCGGGACCTGTAAGCTGCATCGCATTCACCCTGAAATCCATGAATGCCTCCATTGTGATAGGGACCAGGGGCTTCACTAGGTCAAAGATGGCTGTAGCATAGTCCCTAATTTCCTGTTGGGCATGGGCATCCATGCGAAGGTGGAGGTAGTGGAGGAGGTTATGTAGGTTGATTTTCCAATAGAATTCGGTATAGGTCGATTGTGGGAGTGTTCCACGTGCCTGCTCTCGACAGCATCCATTCTCTAGAAGTTCTTCATAGACATCGAACGAATGACTCAGATGCTGAGACACTTTATCGTCTAGATTTCCCGCAAGTTCTACCACACCCTCGGACCCCTGGTGATTCACTTGTGACTGGCCACGGTATGTTTCCGGTTCATAGTACTCCTTGGGAACCACAGAGTACCGAGCAGACAATTCATTCACACTGGCGGTGCGGTGCCGAAGATGTTGTCGGGCAATGTAGATGGGCATTTTGATGTGAAACTTGAAGTCGACCATTTCAAAAGGGGTTGTGTGCCAGTGGCGTAGGAGATAACGGATAAGACCACGGTCTCCACGAGAGGTTTTGGTACCGTCACCGTAGGAGACTCGAGCTGATTGGACGATGGACGAATCCAGATCTTTCTGAGGCATGTGATCCACGAGCCTAACGAATCCATGATCGAGAACCTTTTGCATTATACACAACTATCCGTTCAAATCTTTAATAGAGACACTCATCATCCATTGGCACCTCTCCACAAAAATCATAAAGTTTGTACAACTTTTCCTGTGCCTTCTCGAGTTCGATTTGCGTTTCATTCATGGCATCAATGGCATCATCCACGAGTTCGAGGAAGGTGTCCAACTCATCGAGAGCCACGCGATGTGTGTTCCTGTTAGGCTTCCTCGTGTGAAACGCAGACTTGAGACGCTTGTTACTCTTGATAACCTTGTCGATGTGGGGCTTGTTGACGGCGGACATACGGATGGAGAGAGACATTTAGTTGGTATTCACTTCAAATCTTTAACAAGATCGTCTATGTTTTTGTAGTACCTCTTAAGATCTTTCATGAACCTCTTGTTATTTTCGAGAACTTCACATTCAACTTTATTTAAATAAATCCATGCCAAGTTTGACTTTGAATATTTTGTTCTCTTTTGATTTTCATTGGGACGTCTAGGAACCAACTTTGTGGATTTCTTCTTTTTAGAAGCTGGTAGAACTTCAACTCTATTGACAAACGAGAGAGCTTGCATCACGGTATCCGCCAGGTCATCTTTCTTCTTAGACTTTAGGAAGTTGTCGAGCCAGTGTGCATTTGTTGGACCACTGCGAATAAACTCTTCGCACCTTTGAATGGCAACCTTCTTCCTCTTGTTATACTGTGCCTTCCCCGGACCAGCGACATCTGGAATTTTGTGACGCGCATCATAAAGGATCGTCTCAGCCTTTGGGCATTTAATGATAAAGTATGCATGAAGGAAGTGCATCACAGACACCATCTTCTTGTTACGATCAGGTTGCTTCTCGATGAGCACAGTGTCAGCTGTGAGTACCCAGGGTCTTTCATCAAGGTGTTTCCGAAGTGAGACATACACACCATCTGCGTGTTGAGGTGGAATCCCATCGACGTCCCACTCGCGGACAAGATTACCAGCTTTATCATCCAGAAGACAAAGTGCTAAATTTTTTGTACCAACATCTATACTTAAAATCATTGGTATAAAGGATTAATATTTCTTTAAACTAGGATGAAGTGTATCGCACACCGGGGCTATTCGTTAAAGTACAGGGATAACAGTATTGAAGCTATCGGTGAAGCTATACACAGGGAGTATGATGGTGTTGAAATTGATGTTCAATTATGTGCGACAGGTGAATTAGTTCTTTATCATGATATATATCTAAATGATCATTTTGTATGTGATATGTCATTACGAGATTTGAGAGAACATGGTGTTTGCACACTCAAAGATGTATATGAACAAGTTCCAGGGATTCGTGACACACTTCTGATCATAGATATCAAGGGAAATGATATATCGATTGTGAATGCACTAAAAGAATTTTACAAGGATGAATCGATAAGCAAGATTTTCTTTTGTAGTTTCAATCGAAAAATTATTTACAACTTACCAAAAACTTTTAACATAGGTTCGACATTCGAAACAACATTTCATGAAAGTGAATACAATGAAATCACAAGGGACTTGAAAGCAGTTGTACTTCATTGGACATGTCTAGATCACACTTTCATTTCATATTGTAAAGACAAGGACATTCGGATTTATACTTATACACATAAAGAAGACAAAGAGTTGGAATATATGTATAGGTATGGTGTAGATGCAATAATAACAAATGGGTTTTAAGACTTCACCATGATCAAGACGATGAACATACAGCATATCATAACAGAAGAGGCACTGGAACCTATACCCGCAGTTGTGTTATCGATACCTAACCCTGTAAAAAGTCCGCCGAAAATGTTGCCAATGATACCACCGAGTCCTTCACTCAGGTCTTTAGTTAAACCTTCGAGGCCGTCCATACCTGGGAGATCGACGTCAGTTTCTTCATCACATTTACCTTTGCAGTATGTGTCACAGTTGTCCATGTTTGTCGTGCAATATGGCTGATTCTCGATGGGTGTGACGCCATATTCCTCGAGCGAATCTACGGTGCTATACTTCAATTCATTCTTGCTGATACCTCCTTGTTCGTATTCGTCCCAATTGTGGGGAAGACATCCAGCCATACAATCTTTGAATTCTTCCTTAGCTTCGGAGTATTTATTATCGATGTAATACGCCAACCCGAGCGCACCAGCGCCAGCCATGATCGTCATGGTATTGTTCGCCTGATCCGCACGCTTTGCACTAGAACCCAAGCCGTCAAAATTTCTTACACCATCGGGGTCTATCCGATTTATAATAGTGACTTGATCGGATTCATCTAGACGTTTTAATATACTAGACACATCCGCATCGTCCATGTTTTTTATAGCTGGAGCAAATGCAGTTGGATCAGCTTTTATCATTGTCACTAAACTATCTGTACTGAGATTGTCAAAAAGTTTCAATTGACTCGCATCAAAGGAGCCCGAGAGGTTGGCACCTCTCTTGAATGCCCTGGCTAAGGTATCCGCCATTTACTATGTACTGAGATTTTTTAGTTACATGATGGTACATTTAGGTTCTTCGAAACTTATGCCACCATCGTCAATATGAACACCTCCAATTGGTGTGGTTACCCCTACACCACCTGTACCAACTTCAAAACCCCCAAGAATTGTATCAACTTCGACACCTTCGTCGGTAATACTTCCACCACCAACAATTGTATCCACCCCTACGCCACCAGTTCCTGCATACGCACCACCAAGGAGTGAATCTACCTCAACACCTTCATCTGTAATACTTCCACCACCGATCACCGTATCTAGTTGAACGCCCCCAGTTCCTACAGAAGCACCACCGACAGCTGAATCAACGGCCAAATTGCCATCATCAGCTGAAACACTTACGGAAGTTACGACATCTACCGCAGCCTCTCCAGCGGCTGCGACTGTATCGAGAGGATTAAATGGTTTATTGACTTTACCGTTCCAGCACGTAAATTTCTTTGTTTCATTGTCTGTAATTTCATCGTATGAGAAGTCTTTACCTTCTCCGGGATCACACTTTATCCTGAAGTATCCACCTTCTGGTATATAAAATGTATGATCCTCTGCTATTTTAACTTGCCCTTGGGAGCCTAGGAGTGGGTGAGGATACAATTGACCTTCACTGTCACGCGCAGACCATGTCATGAAGTTACCACCATCATGTTTAGCCGTAAAGAATTTACATGTGTCGCCAGTGAGACAGTATTTGTCTTTGCCGCCCATCTTTTCCTTGATTCCGGCGACAAAACCAGCACCTTGTTCGCTAAAACCAAGTGGATCTGTAACCATTAACATAGTAGCCAACACAGGACCATGTTTTTCCTTTCTATCTTCATATAACTGTTCGAGATCGGCTGGAATTTGCCCTGGGTCATCCCAGTATCGTTTCGCATCTCTCACAATATTTGTACCTAAAAATACTTCGGCCCACTTTTGATCACCTGTCAATTCACAATCTGTGTATGGTGTTGTGTCTTTCCATGTCTTTGTTTTATAATCAATTACATATCGATCACAATAATCTCTCGTGTATTCACAAACACCATTTTCAAAATTGAATTTTACCCCAAATTCTCTCGGATCGATCGCTTCTTTGTACTTGGCGGATGTTCTCGGTTTTTCACAATTCGATACTAACGGACCAAATGGATATGCCAAAGTAACCTTAACTGGCAGTGTATCATAAACGAGATTGGGGGCGTTTGCCGTTCCCGGGTTAGTTGTATTCGTTTTCAGGTAGCGATTTGTATAGATGGCTGTGAATGGTGGTACCCAGTCGGGTTCTGGTATATTCGGGGGGGAGAATGGATCAAGGTACGTAAACCATTCTTGACGTTTTTCTTCGTTCCACCTCCTTGCCGCTTCTTCGGTAATAGATATACCTACAGTTGATTCAGAAGACATCGAAGGTACTAGGAAAATATCATTTCTACGAGACTCTGGTATTTCAGCTTGTAAAGCGTCAAATGTTTGTTTGTCTAATTCAACCGCATGCTTCCCTCGGACACTCGCTATCCACCTATCAATTACTCCAAGACCTTGCTCTTGTTCTTCAGGTGTCTCAGAAATAACATCAGTACCTTCGTCTTCTGCACTAAACGCCATAAGGAGTAAATTCGCCATATAATCTATACCACCTTCAATTTCGAGAAGTTCGTCCATATGATCCACCATCATTTGACTGGTCATTTCCGATGCGATGAGTTCGGAAGCTTCGGGGAATAATAGGGAATATGGGAAGAGTACGGGATATTCACCACCGGATAATGTGATGGCCTCATAAAACTTATACACCATGAGATCGCGCATTTGCATGTTTGTTTTGTTTTCGATGAAACTATCATAGTTTCTAAGATCAGCCAAATCCATGGTAAGACTAATCATTTCGAAAACGAGTAGAGCCCAACCAACTGGTCCAGAACCTAACTTGATTAACATCCTAGAAGCAAATTGTGACATCTTCAGCGCCATTTTGGCAGCCATGGCCTGTGCAGTTCTCGCGGTTATCTTGGCAAGTGCTTTACTCGAATATGCAGCTATACGAGTTCCAATCCTGGGTAAAACGGATATGATAATAACTTCAGCCAGCAATGTTACGCCAACTTCCAGCATGATGTCCTTAATCATTTCCTGTTGTTGAAGCGTTGCACGTTCATCTGAATCACTTTTCAATTTACAACATCCATCTTTGAGATCATAAAATCTTGTATCACAAACACCATCTTCGGGATATACGAGACATAATAGATTTTTTGTATCGAGAATCTCTCTGTCTATATCTTCTTTTGTTATGCCAACGTTTTCACCACCCCTATATATTCTTTTACGATGGTTTTGCATTTTGGTTTCCAGGTTTTTCTGACGTTGAGCTCGCGTGTTTTTATTTTTCGCTGCATCCCTTTTTCTTTTAATGAGAATGATCAAGAATACAACTATAATCACCAGAACTAAAAGTAAGAGCATTGTTAAGAGAGCGAACAACCCCGATCCACCCGAAGACCCTCTTCGATTATTTAGTATAATATAGGGTGCATCCATCCTGGATATCTTATAGTAATTAAAGAAAAAATAATTAAGTTCTTTATGTGGTGTTGGTGGTGTTGTCACGATTT